TTTTGATAAAGTTTTACCTTGATTTATAAACCATTTCATAGTGGATTTATTCATATTAGGGCTTAAAGACATTGATTGAAACCACTCTCTTTCAGCATCACTTATAGGGCCTTTCCAAACAGCTGCTATTTCCTTAATCCCTTTTATTGACATTTGTCTTAACACATATGAAGCATCATATTCTCTATTTGGATCTAAACCTAACCCTCTCCCAAAAGATTCAAAACCCTCAAAAAAAGCTGATGTCGTGCCTGTCATATCTTCTGATATTAGATCTTCTACTTTTGCTGCATCAGACCAATATTGTAAATCTTCCTGCACTTTTAGCAGATCAGGATTTACGCTTATTAAGTTTTCTACTGTATCTTTAGAAAGCATTGTTGTTGCTGCTGTTTCTTGCATTGGCATAGCAGAAGGTGATGCGGCTACACCTAATTTAAGCCCTGCGTCTAACCCTTGTCCTAGTTTTGTAGCTAGGTTTTCACCTGCTCCTAAAGGTTCTCCTGCTGATAATAAAGTTCTTAAAGCCACTAATTGACCTACATTAAAATCAGTTCCTTTAGATATTGGTGCTGATAAATCAAGTTTTTTATTAATAAATTGATTTTGCAACATCATATACATTAATGGATCTATGGTACTCATTAGATTAATCTCCTATCATCGTCATATGGGTTTATAATTTCTGGTGGTTTGCCATAAATAGTTTGTTGTGGGGTAATCATTTGGTTTTGCCCACCACTTAATAATCCATCACTTAATAAAGCCATTATCAACATTGGGTTTATACCTGATCCTGTATCAGCAATATTATCTAATGTATTTAGATTAATTAATCGTGGATCTACTTCAACCCCATAATTTTTAGATAAAGTAATTGCTGTATTTAATGGCATATCTTTAAAAGCATTACTTGATATATGATCTATAATTCCTAAATTAGTTTCATTATTTAAGTTTGGTTGTAATAATTCATCAAAAATACTAATCATAATAAACTCCCTATAATTGCAGCAGTTGCTACTGCTGGGTTAAGCCCTGCTAAAAGACCTGGTCCACCTATAGCAGTTCCAAATCCTCCTAAATAAGGCGCTGCCGCATAACCTATTCCTGCACCAGCTAAACCACCCATTACATTCAATGCAGGATCACCACCTGTTTGTGTTGTAGTTCCGGGTAATATATTTTGTCCTATTAATTGGGCATAATTTTGTAGTTGTGTAAGAGGTGCTTGTTGTCCAAATTCAAACCTTGCTCTTGCATCATCAATGACTTGTTGTTGTCTAGCTTGTTCTGCTGCACCTATTGCGCCTAATGTTTGTGAAGGAGCTAATGTTGATTGTAATAATCCAGGTACTTGAGATAAAGCTGCTGTTTGTGTTTTTAAAGCATCACCATACGCATCTGAATAAATATTAGATGCTAGATCTGTCGCTTTAGTTAAGTAATCACCTATTACACCTTGTTCTAAAATAGCTTGTCTTGTTCCGCCAAGTTGTCCTGCGCCTGTGGCATCTCGCCTAGCTTGTTGAAGTAGCCCTTGAGTTTGAGTATAAATAGGTCTTAGTGCCGCTTCTGTTGCACTAGCTAAATAAGGATTAGTTGCTAGATTTTGTGGCCCTGCTAATTGAAATTGCATAGCTGGTATTGATGCACCTGCTAAAGTGGATTGCCCACCTAAAGCTGTCGCCTTTGCCAATGCTTCTGCATCTAATTGTGTTGGGGTTGCACCTGCTGTTAATATTCCAGGATAAAATTGTTGTGCGCCTGTATTATATAAGTTTTGTGCCTGACTATATAAATTAGTTAAATAAGGTTGTTGCCCAACCCAAGGATCTGCTTTTTGTGTTGTTGTTCCACCGCCTTTACTCATGTCTACCTCTAATGTAATGTTTGTAATTCCTTACCAAGAACTGTATATGCGTGTTCATACCCATACTTCTCTAGTTTCTTCGTAAAACCTTTTCTGCAACAAGTTTCCATAGCTACGCAACCTTGTTCCTTTGCCCATTCTTCTAATATATTTAATGTTTGTTCTACCCATTCGTCTAATCCTTCACCACCTAATGTAACAATCCTACAAGTAGTTTTTCTTGGATAAGTAACTATTTCTGTTGTTAGTACAGAATATATTTCTCTATCTTTGCCAAAGACAACCCATAACTGCATATCTGCTGTTAATAATCTTTCATAAATATCATCTATGGTCATTTCTTCTTTACTTTTGTTATTTCCCATTTGGACATATTCTTTACATTCATGCCAAACTTCATCAACTCTTTCTGATGGAATACCAGATATAAATATACTCACAGCTTCACCCAACTCCCTGCTGCGTTTCTAAAATAAATTCCTTCGCCACTTCCAGGATTCCAATTAGAGCCATCAGCATAAACTATATCACCTTGTTTAATTCTATCAGGTGCTGCATTTTTAACCTCAATATAAGATATTGGGTTTTCTTCTAATGATCCTTGTAGTCTTAGTAATTCATCAAATATATATTTAGGTAAATCTTCGGTGTTATCAGGTACAGGATTAGGATTATATCTTGGTGCTTGTGCCACTATCTTTCTCCCAATACCTCATATTCTAAATCATAACCATTGAGTTCAAATTCTTTGTCTGTTACTTGTTCAAATTTAACTGCTATATATTTTCCTGTTGATCTAGCATCTACTTTATTCTGTGAGTTAGGATCAAAACTTTGTGATGCTGTATAAGTATAAGTATCATTAGGCGACATAGCACTTCCTATAGATATATTAACAGAACCTGTACCTTTTGCTTTAGGGGTTAATTTTCTTACATTTACAACAGTATTAGCATTATTGTCTAAAACTAATCCTTTTCTCTCTAAAGTCATAGTAAAGTTAGAACCTGCAAAAGTTACACCATAATCTGCTCTATAAAATTTTGTATCAGTAGTACCTGCCATAAGTGTACTCATGTGTGCTGGGTTATAACCCCTTTCTCCCCAGTTATCTGTAGTATTATATGCAATCCAGCTTTGTGATTGACCTGACCATACGACAGATGATGCACCGGGATTAACAATCCCACTTGCTATATGTTGCACATTAGGTAAATCTCTAAAAGAAAAACTATTATTAATATAATTATAAATTAATGCTTTATCGCAATTTGTAGAACCAACTTGTGGATAACAAACCCACATTTCTGATTTCTGTTTATTGTGATAAACAAAGGTTTTTGCATAATTGGTTGAATCTATATTATCGAATAATTCCCTTCTTATTGAATTAGTAGCAACTGATTCTTTTGAAACTCCATTATGTACTATTAAATCACCTTGTGTTACCACAAAATGTTTATTATTAAATTCTGCTACACTATTTCTGGATAAGACACCTGAATCACTAAATAATTTTTTAAAACTAAATACAAGATTTCCGCCTATATAGTTTGCCAACCAAGTTGAGTGTTCTTTATAAATAATAAATGCACTACCTAATTGTAATCCATCTACTATAAAATCGCCCTCATCTCCTACTGTAGCGCTACCTGCATCATTAGTTGCTGCTGCTGTCCATGTTGAAGGTAATGCAAAATTTTCTGCTGCATCACCCCACCTTATTTTATTAGGATATATAGTTGATGATTCAGTTACATTTAAAGCTATGAGATAATTACCAAATGCTCTCATAGATTTGCAAGTTGTGTTTGCTGGCCAGTTAGTTAGATCAGTAAATTTACTAGCGCCTGTTGTAGCTAAACATTGTGGATCATCTACCCCATTATTTAAAATAACCAGACCATTATAAATAATACCTACCCAATTTTGAGTTGCTGTAAGTGAATAATCCCCACCTGATGCTCTCGTAAAATCACTATTAGTAGATCCATCTGTTCTGTAAATTTTAGCAGTTCCTGCATAAAACCAGTAAGAGTTTGTTCCTGTTGTCCAGTTGATCAGGAAATAAGGCGCAACAGATGGTGCTGTGAATACTTCATCATGCCCTGTAAATTTTTTAGCTGCACCATCTTCAAATCTTACATTATTTGCGTGAGAATAAAATTCAGGCGCTATTGCTAAATTGTTTGTATCTTTAACAACTCCTTTCGGTGGCCCTACTTGAAATGTTGCCATTATGCTGTGCGTCTCCACATATAAGCCACGATATAGGGTTGAACATTATTATGTGCTGAACCACCGCCAGTAGAACTGGTTGCACTTGTAGCTGCATCATAGTTACCTGCTGTATTGACACCTGACACTCCTGAACCACCTGTTAGCCAGGTTGAATTATGTGTATGGGCAGGTATTTCTGATGTGGTTAATGTGTGTGTTTTTGCACCACCAGTTTCTTGAGCTGTATCAAAATCAGTATCACCTGAATCTAAACCTACAATAACTCTACCAGCTCCAAAAGCTGCCCATGTACCAAAACCTAATAATGTTGCAGGGTTTGTTGATGAAGCTGCATTAATATAAATTGATCCTACAGGATAAA